ACTCTTGCTTTTGTAGCATCTAATGCAGGTCTAAAATACGGACTGGCTTGGGTTCCTGGATGCCACACTGGTGTTGCGAACACGCTATTACCCTTGTCCTTCCAATGGAGTGCCTTCTTGTTCTTGACGGTTATCAAGTGCGGCCTTGTGCCATACTCTACATGAGCAGCGTAGTTCTTCGCAGCGGATAGCGTCCAAGTGTACTCGTCCAACTGTTGCAAGTTTATAGCGTTCTTTAATTGTCCTGTCTTCGTAGGACAGTGAACCACTGCGGTTTCTTCCATGAAAAGCATCAACTCTGCAAGAGCTTTCTTTGCTCCTTCCAAAACCTTACGATCGTCCATACGAGATTCTACTTTAACATCCAACCTCATAAAACTACACCTTCCTTTTCACGATGAACTTTAAAAAAATAGCATTATCCTTCCAACGCGAACCCTTAACCTCGCGCTCTATAACCCACTCAGTCCCGTCCGCGTCAGTATACCAATCCTCCAACTGCGGGATGAAACCATCATCATCGTCAATATCCTCATCATCAGTAGAGTCATAATTGTGCTTCGTGTAAATAACCGCCTCTCCACTATTCAACTCTCCGAGAGTCGTGTGATCCAAGTTCTTCTCCGAAGCCATCTGGTGCTTAATCCTAATAGTGTAAGAAGTAGTGCTCGTATCCACCGCAGTGATCTCCCCCATGCTCGCAACCGTCTCGCTCGGCCTGACAATCGTTACAGTGTGATAATTCTCATCTAAGACCTTTTTGAAGTCCGAGCGCATTACCTCGTACACTTCCTGAACCATTCAGATTTCTCCTTCAACCACCACGGTGATGAAACCCTCTTCTGGAAAAGTCTCAGTCGTAGTATCCGAATAAGTCACCACGATCTCCCCATCAAAAGTTCCAGTCTCGTCCACGTCACCCGCTACGAACGTGTAATACGCCAAGCCTCCAGTCGCGCTCTCGACAGTCATGCCCTGCGCGTCCACAGTTCGAGTAGTCTTCCCACGCTTCCTCATGCTAAAAGTAAGAGTCGCTCCTGTAAGAACCGCGTCAGAATACGTGCCATCCTCGTTCAAACGTCGCAAGTGACACCTGAGAGGACTGCCTGTGTCTCCTTTCTTAACGTGCTTCAAATTCTCATCAGCCAGTGCCATTCTTTTAAAAACCTTCCCCCCGTTATGGTATTTGCGAGTTAGTGATTATCATGCGCTGATCGTCAGAATCATCAATCTGCCCATCTCCCAGGTAGTGAACTCCGAGTTCTATCTCCCCGAGCTCGAGTATCGCGTCCTCGTACCTGCTCCGTCCTTTATTGGTTATCTGGATGGTCATTGGAGGCTGTCGTAAGTACTGATGAGCTTCCCACGCCCGTCGTAGCAGTTAGAATCTGATTGTATCCCATTATCGAACACTTCACAATCGAACACTCCACTCGCTGTGCGCGTGGTGATTAAGGTTCCTGCTGGTAGTGATGCTATCGTCTCGGTTTCTTCTATCAGCCTATCTGCTTCTACTGGCGTGACTTCTACCCACTTGCTCAACCTGCAGACTTTACGCGAGTCTCCGAAGTAACAAGTCTTCTCTGTAGAAGATAGCTTGTCGCATGAAGCTACGAAGCCGTTAGTGTCACAATAGTATTGAGGAGCAGAAGCTCCTGCAACTGTTGAAGCTATGAGGAACACTGCCAGTACTAAAGTACCAGCGGCACTTCCACTGTTTATAATCTTCCACGTTTTTTTCTCGTCCATTTTTTATCCCGTCCCCATGAGTCTGATCATGATCTTCTGCTTACCATCGCCAACCGTACAGCCTTCCATCGCCTTGCCGTAACCTGCTTGCGAGTGGTCTCTGTATTGGAGTATAGTAGCTGGTGTGACTGTCTTAAAGGACTGCCCGTATCCAGCGGTGTTCGAAGAGACTATCACATCTCCTACAGTAATATTGTACTTGTCGCACTCCACCAGGGCGTAATACTTTCCAAGATAAGCCACGTCTATCTTCCTGTCAGTAGAGGCTCTTGGCAGATCTCCCACACAGTTCACCTTTACACAGTTCTCATCTTCTTCTGTTTCATTGTTCCAATCGCACTGCAAGTCACAGTCGAAATTCTCACTCGTTACTCCGATAGAAGTTATGTCATAAGCTGTAGTGCATGGCTTCACCCAACCAGGATTATTCTTATCAAGGCACAGTGCGATTCCTGACTCGTTCACCGCTTGGTATGCTTGCACGGACCAGTCGAAACCATAGTCCTCTGAAACGTGTCCAGTATGCGTGTTCGTAATGTAAGCGTCGCTGAAATAATTGGTTGTCGCTCCGAGCTTGTACGTATTATTCGCGCTCGGATAGAGGGTAAGATTTTCGAAGTAAACGCTACTCGTCGCTCCGTTATTCATCCAGTTAATATTCAAACGCCCGTCCTCTGCCCCGTTCGTAACATCTGTAGAGTCTGTTGTTATCCAGACATACGTTGTCTTCACATTCGTACTATCATCTCCCTCGAAGAGTATACTTCCAAGATCGTCACCATTAGCAGGGCTTGTAGAGTTTTTAAACAAGACAATATGAGCATCAGCCTTGCCAGCATCTTGAATTTCAACTTTTAGAGTATCTCCTGTTGCTGTGGTTAAAACATGGAGCCTGTTTTCTGGAGTCGTAGTGCCAATGCCAAGCGCATTAGGAATATAAACATTCGCATCACTCAACACTCGTAGACCTTCTGTAATAGTAGTTCCACCATCATGCGTTCTAAGAGACAAGTAACCAGCCTCGACATCAGTATCTCTCACACCAGCAATATACGCTATAATGTTATCCCTGGTCGCGTCTGTAGATTGTCCACTTTCAAACACAACTGCTCCTGTAATATCACCAGCAGAAGTCCTGTTCCCGACTATTACTATCATACCCCCATCGGCACTCGTCTTAGTTCCGAAGTACGTCTTGTGATAAGCCGCGTCACCCCAATACGTGTTTCTCAGGTCAGCGTCTTCAAGATCGTTTGAAAACACTGCTATGCGTCCAGAACCGACAACATCCAAAGGCAACAGGGGATCCACTTTCCCAACCGAAATCCTGTCATTGGTATCATCAATCTTAAACGCGGTTGAACCAAAAGTGTAATTACCAGTAGCAGTGTCGCCAGTGTTGAACAAGACTCCAGTGATGCCAGCTCCTGTTCCAAACAAGTTTGTCGCGTGAACCTCGGTACAGTTCACATCGTCCGCCCCTGTCAAATCCCCGCCAGTTATCTGAATAGTCCCATCTGTGAAAGTGCCTGCAGTGATCTGATAACCAGTACCGTCCAAGTCCTTCTCCAGATTAGTAGCCTCGAGATTAGTCATACCCATGCTCGTGCTGTTCATCCACGTCGCCCCCGTGATCGTAGTAGGCTCGATATGAATACCCGCAGGAGTCATGTTAATCCAAGTCACGTTATGAACCCCATACGTGTTCTTCATAATAATATTGCCAAGCGGGTTGAACTCAGCAGCGTACACTCCAGCTACGAGTAGCAGGAAGAATACGAGTCCGATTGTCAGTAATGTTTTTATTCTCATTTTAGCTAAAGTATGTCACCTCTATTTGAGTATCATCCCATATTTCTGTTAGGAAGGTGATCGTACTGCTCGCAGCGTTGTGCGTCACAGTATATTCGTCGTCTTCGCTTAAATACCTTCCCCCCGCGCCAACCATTACAGTGGTTGTCGTGACAGTGTTTGTCAGCGTGAGCACTCGATTAACAACTCCGTCAGTCAGTGTGCAGTCGCTCCCTGCTTTCTTGTCTTTCGTCGGCACGCAACCCAAGCTGACTTGCGCTACTCCTGATGAGTTTATAACTGTCGTCCCGCCGACTTCTACTTGTTGAGTATTGATCCCAGCAGAAGCATCTTGGAGCGCGTCTTTAATGGCTTCGAAATCTTCCGCGTATGGTATCGTAGTATTAGCAGCCGTGTAGGTAAAGCCGCTCTTGTTCGCCATTGTACGGAGTGAAACTCTTGCCATTTTTTTTATCCTCTTTATTACTATAGTCTTTTGAACTATTTAAGCTATTCTCATATTCTTGTGCGCTTCTCTATGATGCTTCGGGCAAAGCACTATCAAGTTTGACAGGTCATTGTTCTTCCTGTTCCCATCCTTATGATGCACATCTATCTGTCCAAGCACCTTTTCGCAAACAGCACACTTGCGACCATACTTTTTATGAGCCTTCAATTGGTATAGTTTTTCTTTGCGTGGCTCCATATTATCCATCAAATACTTTAATGTTTCTTTTGGCGCATTACTGAACATCTCCTGTATTTCTTTATTTTCTTCTTCTGTCCTATTTGGATTATCCAGCAAGTTTTTAAGGAGGACATCTATTCTTGGCCTATTAGTATTAAAGTGGTACTTTCCTTTTGCTTCTACTCTTGCCCTCATTATTCCCAGCAAACTCGGATCATACATATCTTCCCACTTTAATCCTTTATTCCAATGACCCTCTCGTCTCAGTCTCTCATAGTAGTGCTTTCTACTACAAGTTCTCTTATCTGACAGAGTTTTCCTTCCAACATGCGTATCCTTTTTTAGTGGCTTACCACATATACAGCATTTATCCATACATATCACCTCAGATATGTATAGGTTTTTTCAGTATTTAAACCTAACCATTGAGGTGTGTTTATGCGACTGCGATTGCTGGGAGTGGTCTTAGCATGGAGAGTACCAGTTTCCGCTCCTTCTCTAACTCCACGTGAGCCTCACGCCACTGGGTATAGGGCTCTCCCTTTTGTATGTTTTCGTCTCCGAGGCCGTATCCGACGATGTCTTCGAAGCTGGCTCCTACTTGGCGGGCGATGAGCATGAGGCTGGCGATTATGTTCACGAGTCTTTTAACAATCGTGGGCGTGCGCATTAGTACGACTTGGCTCGCGGCTTCGTGTGGGAGTGCGAGGTCTACTGTGATGTGCGTCGTGTCGGCGACTGCGGTTACCTTGGTTGTCTCGTCATACCCGTCCGTGCTCTTGATTCTGACCCAGTCGTTCACCACGATGCCTGCAGAGCTGGCGACTGTGATTGAGTATGAGGTTGTCGGTGTGGTCACGGCTGTCGTGACTGTGGTTTCAGTGTTGGTTTCTTCGAGCGTCCCATAAACGTACTTGATAATGTTTGCCTGCTCTCCAGAAGCATTCCAGGGACTGGCTTCGGCATCGTTTATAAGAAGGAGCTTGCCAGTGTCTGGTGTGAGCCTGGTGTACTTTGGACTGACGCTCGTCCCGTCTATGCTAATGCTCTTGACTTGCAGGATTGGCTTGTTGAGTAGCATGAGTATTTCAGTGCTCGTAGATCCTGCAGGCGCGTCCCTGTACTCGATTATCGTCTTGGGTTCTACCGCGGTGTTGAGATAATTGTCCACTTCTGAAGTGGCTTCGGTGATGATGAAACTAACATCATCATCGTCCATAATCTTGTCAGTAATACCGCACGTTCTACGAACATCTCCTACACTTACAACTGTCATTGACTAAGTCTTTCTCCTTCCCTTTTTTTGAAAACGCTATCTCTTTATTGTAAGAGCGCGCTTATGCTTTTCCTTTTCTTTGCAGGTTTCGAGTCAGGTGCTTCCTCTTCTGGCTTTTCCTCTGGCTTCTCTTCAGGCTTCTCTTCTACTTTTGCTTCTTCTGGGTATCCTTCTTCTCCAGGTCTGAACGTGTGCCAAAACGACTTGCCATCCGCGGCTCTCCTAACTTCTCCAGGTTTGTCTTCTGTCATAATACTTTTCCTCCTAAATTATTTTCTTTTTTTTACTCGAATATTATTCGAGAAATGTGCTCACTCGCAACGTATATTTTCTTCGCTGCTGTAGTCTCAGTCTGAACTCCGATGTAAGGTATCAGATCCTTGTCATTCGTCAGGGCGGTTGAAGTACCAACGTGCTCGTCGTTAATGTAGTACCTCGCAATCCTGTCCTCGTCTATCTCGATTCGGAAGTACACGTTCGTATCCGCTACTACTGCTATTCCAGTGTCTATCGCCGTGTCAGTGCCACCAATAGAGTACAATGCCTGCCAGTTCGTGTCTGCTGCTGCTGAGTATCTAAACCATGCCTTGTCATCGTCCGTTGCTATCGCGCTCGCTTCAGTCTCCTTTAGTCCGAGCCATATTAGAGTGTCGGTTATCGCCGATGTTCTGATAGTCGCTTCCCAGATTACTTGATTCTCCGTCCCCCACGGGATTCCTGTCCATGCGCTCTGTTCAGAGTCTAAGTGTGGTAGGATTATCTCCTGGTCAGCACTCCCAGTGTCAGTCTCTATCTGCAAACCGCCTATAGTGCTCGCGAACGTGACGTCCCCGTCGCTCGAGTTAGTGCCTTTGAGCTCGAAGTCCATGTTACAATTACGCACTGTCTCAGTGTCGTAAGTGCCGTCAATAGTCCCTGTCAGTTGTGGGAGCTTACAAAAGTGCTCGTGCAACGTGTACCTGTATGGAGCTACTGTGAGCCTGTCCTCGTGCGTCAAGCCCTTATTACCCCAAGTATAAGGACCCTTCCGATAGGGTGGCTGGTTGCTTCCTCTACGAATTCCTAATGGATACATTCTTGTCATTCTAACTTACCCCCTATTTTAAGAGCTCTCGCCCATTATCCTACTAATCGCTTGCCACGCGATGTTCAAAGTCCGCGCGGATGCTGCTGATTCGAGAATACCAATGTAAGGTATGAAGTCCTTGTCATTAGTCAGAGCACTGCTCGATCCGACCTGCTTGTCGTTAATGTAGTAGGTTGCAATCCTCGCAGCGTCTATCTCTATGCGGAAGTAATAGTCCGTGCTCGCCGCCACTGCGACTCCAGTATCTATCGCCGTGTCATCAGTAGCTATAGAGTTTAGAGCCTGCCAGTTCGTATCCGTGCCACCAGCATATCTAAAGAACACGCTGTCATCATCTGTTGATACTGCTGGGACGTTCGTCAGCTTCAAACCAGCATGAATATCGCAAGTGGTTATGGCTGATCCTGTCCGAATCGCAGTTTCCCAGATGACCTCGTTCTCAGTTCCCCACTTGATCCCAGTCCAAGCACTCTGGCTCGCGTCCAAGTGTGGAAGTACAATAACCGCGTTCGTCCCGCCACCATCAGTCTGCAGTTCAATACCGCCGACAGTAGTTGCGAAGGTCACGTCAAGGTCGCTCGCACCACTTCCGAGTATCTCGAAATTAGTGTTACAGTTTCTTACTGCTTCTGTACTCCAAGCCCCATCTATCGTGTTGCTTAGTTGTGGGAGTTTTTTGAAGCCCTCGAACAAGCTGTAACGGTATGGTGCTACCGTTAGCCTGTCTTCATGCGTCAGACCGTCGTTCCGCCATGTGTATGGTCCGTTGCCGTATGGAGGGCAATTCACTGCTCCGTTGCGTATCCCGTATTGATATCTGCTTCCCATTGTTCTTCAAATCTCCTTTAAATTATTCTTTCTTTACCAGCCGAATGCGAGAATATGCCTCGCCTCATTGTCAGTACTCGCAGCACCGCCTGGTAGTGTTATGCTCAACGCTGTTGTAGCACTCGCACTGTCAAGGTATGTCTTGTCAGTCTCGCTTGACACTATCGCCATCATGAGTGCCTTTGGAAATAGCGTGGACACGTCTATCGTGTCCAAGTCATCCGCGGTTGTTGGTGTCAGTATGCTGTACACTTTGATAACGCCCAAGTGTCTCGGGGTTACGGTACAGTTCGCCAGTGTTATTGCTGCCATTTTACCATCCCATGACGAGGATTATTCGAGCCTCGTCACTCGTTGTCGCCGCCCCGTTGGGCAGTGTTACTGACAGGTCGTCCCACACGTTCGCATTATCCATATAGACAAGATCAGTCGCGCTCGATACTGCTGGTGTGAAGCAGCAGAAGTCGAACAGGGTTGAAACGTCTATAGTGTCGCCAGCGTCTGCTGTTGTTGGTGTTGTTATAGTGTACATTTTCAATGGTCCCGCGTGTCTTGGACTTACCGTGCAGTTAGCTATTGTTATTGCTGCCATTTATTTTACCATCCCATCGCGATTATCGTTCGCGCCTGATTGTCCGTACCGCTTGCTCCAGCGGGTAGGGTTATTTGTAAGTCGTCCCACACGTCCGCCTGGTTCAAGTACGTCTTGTCAGTCTCGCCTGAAACCCATGAGACGCAGTACGTGTCGAACAGCGATGACACGTCTATGTAGTCCGTGTCATCCGCTGTCGCAGGTGTTACTATCGAGTAGCATTTTAGCTCCCCGAGGTGTCTCTCTGTAACGGTACAATCCGCTATCAGTATTGCTGCTGCCATTCTGATTACCTCCCTACTTTATCTCTGAAATCAGAGCGTTGAACGCTGTGTTCTTTATGATGAGCGATTCGTACACTTTCAGTAAGAAAGGCTCACTGTCTCCAGTCTGTGCGAGGTCTTTGTACGTCAAGTCTTGCAGGACGCGCATTTCTACTACGCTCATGTCGAGCATATAGATCGCCTTGCTACCACTCGTGTTTGACAGGTACATCGAAGGTATTACGGTCATCGGGCCTGTTATAGCGTGGTAGGTTATCGCTGTCGGAATGCCGTACGCGAGGTTCGCGCCTGAAATGTCGCTTGGTGACATTCTGTAAGCATCCTTCAAGAGTGTCCTCCAGTCCTTGATTGCTGTCGAGCTCCCGACTGCGAGTGTTGGTCTCCCACCATCGGTGAAGGCGTACTCTGCAGCTGTTTCGAGATCGTCCAGTACGAGGTCTGCAGTGTTCTTATCCACGTCGTTCGTGCTTGACTGTAGTTGGACTATACCGTCGTACTCTGTCCCGTTCGCGTTGTTAGAATTGTTGGATGTCGTGTTGTAACCGTTTATAATCGTGTTCTCTTCCATTTCTCTAACACTGCGCGTCTTGACGAGTACTTGGATCTGCTTCGCGTTCAAAGCTGACTGGTCTGTCCATGTTCCTACTGCTCCGCCTGTTGGCTGTGATCCTGCGAGGATATAGCTCGGCACTGCCGCCTGTGCGACACCAGTGACTCTTCCGTATGAGAACGTGAACCTTATCGAGGTGCTCGACCTTGCGAAAGTGTCGTCGTGCTCTGTCATTGCAGGGTCTTCCGCTGCCATGAATGCTCCGCCCTTCGCTGTGATCCTGTTGTAGTCCGCGGTTGTTCCCATGTTTGTGACTCTTGGGGTCAGCTCGACGAGTGGTGTGAATTTACGTGTGACGTCCGTGATCCTCGGGTCGAGGTAGATTGGAACGAGTGCGTATCCTGCTGTTCCTGCCCCGCCTGACTGGCTCGTGAGTGCTTTGGTTTGAATCTTGTCGAAACCTTTAACGTAGGCTTCGCTAAGACTTTCCCTCAAGTCTTGGTAAGGCTTGGTTTCGTCACCGTCGTGCATACTTAGTCCCTTAAAGTTTAAAGGATCGTGGTAGCACGTCTTGTTCGGGACATCTCCGAATGTTACTTCGTATTGTCCGCCCATGTGTCCTGTTGTCATTTTTATATTCTCCCCACTTGTCCGAGTGGTGTTACGGATTTCTTTTCAACATCTTCTGGCTTCTTCTCCAGGAGTGCTTTTACCTGCGGGTTTGAAACAATCTTCTCGAGCTGGTCTATCCTCTGTTCGAGCTTCCCGTTTTCTTTGATAAGGTCTTTAACCTCTTCAAGTGGCTTCTCTACCGCATCTTCTTTCTTGTCATCAGCTTCTTTCTTTGGCGCGTCCTCTTTTGGAGCGTCTTCTGCAGGAGCATCAGTTTTTGGCGCGTCTTCTGGAGCGTCTTCTTTTTTCTCTTCTGCAGGAGCGTCCTCTTTAGGAGCATCCTCAACTTTTGGCTGTTCTTCAATAGTTTCATCTGTCATTGTTTTTACCTCTTTAGTATTCGTATCTTGTGATTTGATACTATGATCTTCCAAGCTCTTCGTAAACACGTCTGTCCTACGAGCTTCTGGATTTATAGGATTACCAGTGAGTGCCACGTTTAGCAAGTTTACTTTTATGAGTAGTCTCGACTTTGTCCCGTCTTTTAATGTTTTAAATGCTGTCTTAACTGGTATGAACGCTATGCTGAAAGCATCATAAAATCCTGTCTTGATGTCTTCCCATATTCCTTTGAAATCTGGATAGTTCTTGTTGAGTTTGACTTTCGCCCAGAGTCCTTTCGTGTCTAACTTCGTGTCTATAAACTTTCCAAGCACTCTCTTAGTCTTGTTAAACGCAACATCCGTTTCTGTGTCTTCTTTTCCTTTTCTTAAAGTTTCATGCTCGAGATCAAGCTTAATGTTCCTGCCTATTAACTGTTTGCGCATATCGGTTTGACAATCTTTTGTCACTATATCATTCACGAGGTCGAGGTCTGGAGTTGAGATGTACCCTGCGATGTAATAGTCCGTTCCTGTTTTGGTCTCAACTATTTGATAGTCGAGTTTGTTAGAGTAGAATGTGAAAGCTTCCTGGCAAGTAGTCGTGTCTTTATTTTTTACTTCGAGTCCTTCTAAGTCTATACTCGCGTCAATGCCGAAGTTCGAATCGAGAGGAAGCCCCGCGCTCGTCTCATCATACTCTTCGTTCTTCTTTTCTAACTCATCTTCTGGTTTCATGTCCAATAGGTCACCTCTATCTGCGTGTCGTTCCACATTTCAACGCTGAACTTTACTCTTGATCCTGCAGCTACGTGAGTCACGTTGTACTCGTCATCTTCTGAGAGGAATCTGCCGCCCGCGCTTATAATCATGTTGATCGTTGTCGGAGTGTTCGAGAGTGTCAGGTTTCTATTGACCAGGCCGTCAGTACCGTCAAGGTTTGTCCCTACGAGTTTCTCTTTCACAATGTCAGCACTGTCTATCACTTTGTTGCCGTTCTGGAAGAACTCTGTGGCGTTCACATCGTCCGCAGATGTAAGATCTCCGCCTGTGATTTGTATAGTGCCATCGGTGAGAGTCCCGCCTGTGATCGTGTATCCTGTCCCGTCGAGATCGGTTTCGAGGTTGATCGGACTGTATCCTTTAAAGTTCACAGCGTACAAGTCTACGAAGTAACCGTCCTGCCACCTCGCGCTTGTGCTGCCAATGTCGAACGTGTTGTTCAGCGCGGGGTAGAACGTGCCGTTCAAG